GAGCCGGCACCACTTACGCTGGGGCGGGAACACCACAGACTGCAGGCGGTTCGCAAAGCGCTGCGTGCTATTGATTGCGGTCGAATCAAAGACGCGCTGCATCTTCTTGGACCCAGTGCTGCCACCTTCCCAAATGCCATACAGCTGGCGCTGCGGTAGCGCAAACTCGTAGGCATCTTGATACAGCTGCTGAAACTCGTCTTTCTTTGTCTGGGCGACCGATTGCCGTTTAATAATCTCCTGCGCCGTCAAGCGCATGCCCCCAGATGTTTCCTTTTCGTAGCTTGTGCGCATGATTTATTCCTCTTCGGATTTGTATTTTGCAAGCAGGTTGCGGCCCTTTGCAGCCAGTCGAGCGGCAGATGCTCGGGTGCGCGGCACTGGTTCACCCCAAGCATTTGCGGCCAACGCCAACCTGGTTGGCGCTCCCTTGTCGTTGACCAGTGGGCCAGACGGGTTTGTGTAAAAGCGAGTCAGAAACGAACCCTTGCGTCGGGCACGCTGCCCAGATGGGCTGCTGTCCTTCACGCCTGATTGCAGGTTCTTGCTTTCGCCAGACGCCTCAAATTTGCGGCGGCCAGCTTCAGTCAACCCACCCTCGGGGTCTTTGTATTTGCTCACTGCATGCCCTTCATCAAGCCACCCTTGCGGGCGCGACGCTGCTCAGAAAGCGCAATCGCAACGGCCTGCTTGCGCTTGGTGACTTTCTCGCCAGAGCTGGAGCGCAGCTCGCCGGTCTTGTATTCGTGCATGACCTTTTCGATTTTCTTGGTGTTCATCCACCCACCCCCAGCTTTTGAGATTCACCCAATACACCACCGCCAGCCTGCACGCCCGGCTGCAAGCCCAGCGTGGGGACCTTCTGCGAGCCTGGCGATGCAGCGGCATTAATGGTCCCGTCCAGGCGGTTACCGGATGAGCGGCGTGCGCGACGGCGGCCAGCGATTCGCTCGCCAGATTCGCGCTGCACTTCCTCTGTGCGCTGTCTGTTGAGCAGGGTCTGCGCCTCAAACGCGGCCTCAGATTCAGCTTTCTGCTTGGCGATCAGCTCTTGCTGCGCGGCAGCTTGAGCGGCGACTTCGGCGGCTCTTTCCTGTGCGGCTTTTTGCGATGCCTCAAACTCAGCGGTCTGTTGCTTTAGCAGCTCCTGCTCTTTCGAGAACATGGCGGCGATCTCTTCTTGCGCGGTCTTAAACGCTGTATCTGCCGCGCTCTTGGTCGAGGTGAACTGCTCATTAAACTCGCGGTCCACCCGTTCCTGCTCGCGCAAAAAGGCATCGATCTCATCTTGAGAGATGCCAGCGCTGCGCATTTGATTGACTACAGCGGAGAAGTCATAAGCCATTTAGGCCCCCAATAAAGTCTTTGGCGCGTTCGCGTCTTGTTGGGTCAACCCGGACAGGCCGACCTCTGCATTCATGCGAGCGCTTGACAACAGCGAGCGGCGACCAGAGCGGCGGCGCGCGGTCATCTGGGATGACTCACGCTCGGCTACCTTTCGACGCTCGGCTTCGAGTGTTGCGGCCTGCTCGGCTGCGGCCTTCTCCATTGTGGCCTTCTGCTCCTGGTACTGGGTCTGCTGCTGAGACAGTTGCACCTGGGCTAAGTCGGCTGCTTGTTGCTGCTGAGTGGTCAGGCTCTGCATCAGCTTGGCCTGCTCTTCAGAGGACAGCTTCATCTGTTGCAAACGGGCAGCGGCGTCAGACTTTTGCTGGCCCAACAATGCTTCGTTCTGTTTGGCCTGTGACTCGTATGCGGCCTGCTGCTGCGCGCGAGCGGATGCGGCCTCTGATGCGGCCTGGTCTCGAGATGCGGTTGCCTGCTTAATCGCTTCGGCACGGGCCAACTCAGCTTGACGCTGTGCTTCAGCTGCTGCGGCCTTTTGCTCTTGCGCAACATTCTGCGCCGCTCGAGCTGTGTCAACGCCGGCACCAATCTTTGCGCCCTGGACTGCGCCAGCTGGGCCGCCGACAACGTAACCGATTGTTCCACCGATGACGGTTCCCGCTACCTTCTTGACAGTTTTTGCCATTACAACCTCACAAACATAAAGTGATCACTTTGGTCGTCGCCATATTTGATCATCAACGATTCGACGGTGAACCCCAAAGCAAACGCCCACCGAATGGCTTCATATTGCTGCGAGTGTACAACCATCTGCACGCGGTGCAAACCGTGTGATATCGCCGTGATATCTATTGCCTTGCGCACCGCACGGGTGAGCAGCAAAGGCCTATGTTTTGCCAGGTCTCGGTTGATCATGGTCCACGCCTCGCCGACGCAGCCGGAGATTTTTACAATGCCACAGGCCAGCAGTGGCGCGTTGTCCACCAGCAGCACAGCGCATGGCCCGGCAAACGATTGCTCGGTGGCCAGGATCGCATCTTCACCAGGCACAAGGCCCGAGTCAAACTCGACCCACCTGCCATTTTGTGGCAGGCGCATCCCTGCGTTGAGTTGATCGGCAATCATCCAAAGATATCGAAGTCAGTTTTTGCAACGGTCTGAGTTGGCGCCCTGCCACCCAGCTGCGGCGTCTTGGTCATGCGGTTATATTCGCCGCCACCCAACATCAGATACCCAAAAGAGTCGCCAATGTGGGAGTGTTCGTTCTTGTTGGGCGCGTCTCGGAACCGCTCCTGTCCAGCGCCAACGGCGACGCGCTTGAAGTGATAGCCACCGCCCAGCGCTTTGCGTAGCAGCTTGCACTCACGGTTGACCATCAGCCCAGGCTTGCCGTTAATCAGCCTGGACATGGGCGCTGCCGACGCCTCGCGCCGGACCTTGAAGTCGTTAGACGCGGTCGGCTGCGCACGAAGCCCCAGGGTTCGCAGGAACTCAAACGCGGTCACCTCGTAGATCGCATCGCGGGCCTGGCCAGCAGGGTCGCCCCAGACCAGGACCTGGTGATTCGGGTAGTGCGCGTTCAGCTCGGTCAGCAGCTGCGTGCCAAACCGCTCCAGCCCCATGTCAAAGGTGACGATTTCCTTGTGGATCACCCACTGCCCGGACGGCAGCCGCTGGCCGATGGTGGCCGCCGGCGTCAAACCGAAGTCAAGACCAATCTGTATCGGCACATTCGGGTCAACGGTCGTCTCGCCCGACATGATCGAGTCGTCATATTCTGGCCACACAGGCCGGCCCTCTTGCACATAGGTATATTCGCCACCAGCGTAACAGCGTATCCAATCCAGGGTCTTGCCAAGCAGCATCTGCGGGTAGTAACCCGGCGGCAGGTTGCCCAGGTTCTCCGCTTTAGGGTTGATCTTCCACCACTTGCCGGCAGAGAAAATGTGGTCGTTGGCCTCGGGCATCTCAGGCAGGTCCTCAACATCCACCGGCACCACGCCGCCTGGCTGCTTCCAGAACTTCCACGCGTATTTGCCGGACATCTTCTCTTTTTCGGCCATGCGATGCCACCAGTGATCATCATCCATGGGGTTGGTGTCCATCCAGATGCCGTGCCAGGTCGCGCCACCGTCGCGTTTTGTGGGGTATCGGCCAACCCGATGGGTCAAACCATCGATCACGGCCTTGGGCAGCTCGCGCGCTTCGTTCACCCACGCCCCAGTCAACTCCAAAGACAGCAGCTTACGCACGTCTTTAGGTTGGTCAAGCGCCAAAAAGATCACTTCGCAGTCAATGCCAGAGGCCCCCTCCCTGGCAGGCAGCCGGATATGGTGCGTAATGGGCGGCGTCCACATCATCGGGCCAAACGTAGACTCGGGGAACAGGTCCAGCCAGGTCTTGATCGTCGTGGTCTTCAGCATAGGGTAGCTGTTTCGCACAATTGCAAAGCGTGTGTACCGGATGCCATCAATGGGGCTGGGTTTTTGCTCCACCGCCTTCTTCATAATCTTGGCCGCGCAAGCGTAAGACTTTCCCGACCCCACCGGGCCCATCAATCCCTGCACAAAAGCGTCCGATTGGAAGTAATCGTACACCACGGGGCTGGTTCGGAAGTCTAGGTTCAGCCCGGTAGCAGGCATCTCCTTAGAGCTTTTTTCTTTAGTTTTGGCCATTTTTGCTTTCTAGTTCAATCAGCATATCAAGGTAATGCCTGGCTTTACGCAAATCAGACAAGCCACCCTTGTCTCTCCACCGGGTCGTATATTTAATTACATTCCCTTCAAAGAAGCCAATGCCGTTAGCGTGGATGTACTGCACCGGCTGGATAGCCCGACCCTTGTAGTGGTCGCCACCCTCTTGCTCATTCATTGCGCTCATCATCCGCTCCTTGTTCGTCAACAATGTCCCCGCGCCCCGTCGATGTATCTGGCGCGTGTACGTTAATCCCAATCACAGACGGCTTGTCCGACTCCTCCGGCGTATCTAGCAAGCCACTTGCCTTGGCCAAGATGCGCAGGACCCCTACTTTGTCGTACAACTCTAGGTCCAACGTGCTGTTCCCGTCCCGGTCAACCCGCACCTTAATGCTCTTGATCGACGTCAAAGCGTGTTCAGGTATCTGGTTGCTAGGCTTTACCTTCACGTTGCCGTCTTCGTCCCAAGCCATAATGTCTGTGATCTTCGTGTTAGCCATGCAAAGCAGCGCATAGCTGACAGCCTCTCGGTTGCCAGCCAGCGTCGCAGAGCGCTCCAAACGCCGCTCAATCGAGCGCGTCCCACCCCAGCCCGCCACACTAGGGATTTGTCGGGGCGTGCGCTTTGTGGCCATCAGAACGGCAAATCGTCATCAAGGTCAGCCGCCTGCGGAGCATACCCGTTACCCTTGGCCTGACTGTGCGAGCTGACCTGGTTCGACTGCCCAGGCTGCTGCACAATCTCGCCAACAGCCAGGCTGATCCACTTGTCACCAGCGCTGGTCGTCTTGGTCCACGCCGACACCCAACGCACCTCGCCGTTTGGCAACATCACCTTGCCCTTCAAGTTTGGGTGGCGATCAGTCGTCTTCTGGTCGTTCTTGAACAGCGAACCGCTGCCTGGTCTCATCTCATAAGCCATGGTTTTCTCCTTTAGGCTAGTCTACAAAATCCACTGAAAAGTGGGGAAAAATTGCGGCAGGTCCCCCCATCCATACGGTAAGGGGGAGGGGGCAAAGGGTGCCTTTCAACGCGTGCGTCAACGGGCGCGGTATCGCCTGCGCGTAGGCGGGTGCGCGCCCGCGGTCAATGCCCTGGCTGGATACACGTTCAGCAGCCCCTCTCAGGGTACAGCACGACACCCTGTACAGACCCCATACGAACGTTTGGGTTTTGTACACCAGGCGATTACAGGCCCTACAAGCGATTGCAGCGCCAGGTTGGTATGGTTGCCTACCCTTGCCTGCGTTCATGGCGTGTGCGGCCTTCTGACGCGTCCTGGAGGCATTCACGGCTTGGCATCCCGGTGCAGTTGCAGGATGCTGTCGGCCATCACGCGCGCGCTCGGTGCCAAGCCCTCGGCCTTGAACAGCTCCTCGAGCGTGTCATGCGCCTGTCTGATGTCTGTGTCTGTCATTCCATTTTCTTTTAATCTTTTCATTTCGGTTGTGCTTAACTGTCTATAAGTATCTATGTTCTTGTAGTTCGGTACAACCTGGGGGTTGTGATTTTGTATACTTAAAGTTGTTAATGGAGGCTCTTTTACAACCTCATGGTTGTTAATGTAATCCTCACTTATCCCCACCTTATTCACATCCTTATCCACTGTCTTATCCACAGCTGGCTTCTTCATCTTGGCCTTGATCTCTCGGACCAGCCTGGTCTCTTGCTTGGGCATTGTGTACTCCTTCGGTTGGTTAACTCTGCTGGACATGAGCGCGTCTCTGACCAGCTTGGCGATGCGAGCCTGGCCTTCTGGGTCTGGCTGCTCGTTGGCTTCCCTGGCGGCTCTCTCTTGCTCGTCCCTGATTGCTGGCGGCCTGGTGTCTTCCTTCGGCCCGTTGGTCATGGTGATGGCCTCCTCGCCTGTGATGCTTGGGTCGTAGATAACCCGCAGGGTATCTGTGCGCTTACCTCTGAACCCCCTGCGCATGACCTCCAGGTAACCCAGCTCTTTCAGCTGCTTGTACTGCTTGGCCAGAGCTTGCTGGCTGATACCCAGCTCTGACGATAGCCTGGTCTGACTGACCCATGTGATGCCTGCCTTGTTGCAATAGCTGCACAGCGCAGCCAGTGCCTGCAGCCCGCCGTGTGTGAGCTGCTTGTCAAACACTGCCCTGATGGGCACCACAGCGACCGTGCGACGGTCTGGCGGCGCGTCTTTCTGCTCGATCTTGGGCCGCTTGGGCAGCTCGAACTTGATCACCTCGGCTGGCGCGTTCATTTGGTTGCCTTCCATAACGCTAATATGTCCCTCTTCAGTTGGTCGGCAGCGAGCTGGCCTCGCCTGTCCTGCACGCCCATGATGTAGTCGCGCCTGCTGATCTGCGGCGTCTTTGGCCGGCGCTTGTTCACCTTGAGCGGCAGGGTCTTGAGCACCCACCTGGCCTCGGTGATCTCACGCCACCGCTGGCTGTAGCTGCCCACCTCGGTGCCGTCGTCCAGCGTCACCGCCTTGGCGCCTTCGTGGACCTGGCCGCAGCCGTGACACCTGAGATCAACCATTGACGATACGCCTCACGCGTCGCTGCCTGATCGCCTCTGCCACCAGGTCCAGCGCCTTCTCCAGCTCGGCGATGGTACAGACCTCCATCTGCAGGTCGTGTATCTCCATGCCAATGTTGATTGCCTGCAGCTCCTGGCCGGTAAACAGAAAGGACCCGCGGATCAGACCGCGCCTGCCCATATCGAGCAGCGCGTCCTGGGCGATTCTGATGTCATCCATCAAGTGGCCGCCCATCTTCCCTGGGTACAGCGTCGCAAAGGCCTCGGCCAGGTTCATGGCCGCGATCAATACGTCCATCACCCGACGGTCGCCACGGCCCTGCGTAACCTCCACCAGCGCGTCGTGGTTGCGCAGCTTGAGCACCACGGCCTGCTCGTTCTCGGCCACGCGCTCCATGCCCTTCTTGACCCAGGTCATCGGGTCTGTCAGCACCGCCTTGGGCTTGTACTTGCTTCTCTTCCTGGTCACTTGCTCTTCTCCCTAAACACCGGCGCCCACTGGGTGCGCGGCTCGTTGGCGTGCTTTACATAGAAGTGGATCAGATGATCAAAGACCTGCACATACGTCATGCGCACCCCAGTTTGCTGGTGGATGAAGTCTCGGATGCGGTCGATGTTGTCGTCCACCTCAATCGTTATTCTTTTGGCCACGCTGGCCCCCTCTCTTGCGATACCCGCCAGGCTTGAGCGCCTCGACCCGCTCCACCGTTGTAAAGCGGTGCAGGTTGGCGCACTCCAGGGTGCGGCGCCGGGTGTTGTCTGCTCTCATTCTCGATTCTTTCACCAGGGTCCAGGCCTGGCACATGGGACACAGCATTAGATGCGCTCCATGATGCCGGACATAACGCCCACCGAGAACGCCACAATCCACAGCGCAAGCACCAGGTACAAGCAGTCGCGTACGAACTGCTGCCACGGTGATGGCGAGCCCGCTGGCTCGATGTCGTCGTCATCCAAAACGTACTTGGCCTGGCAGAACTTGCCCTTGTTGCAGATACCGTCTTTGCAGCAGTTCATTTGATCCCCGTCTTGATCTTGTTTGGCAATACACCGCGCCAGCAATCGACGCACTTCCACTTACCTGGCGACGTCTCCACGCCACCCTCGGGCACCTTGATGCGCTTGCATCGGCTGCACTCACGCATCGCGTGGTTGCTCGGCGCCGCTGACTTACCGTTTACTTTCATTTCAGCTTCTCAAAAAGATAGATTTCGACTCGAGGCTCTGTCGCGTAGCGCTTGGTGGCCACCAGGTTAACCACCTGGGCGTCGTCTCGGTAAACCACGCCATTCATCGCGTCCAGGACCGCCTTGACCACGTTGTCCAGGTCTGGCTTAACGTTGGGGAACCGATCCTCATCGATGGCCTCCTGCTTGCTTTTCTTGGGCCAGCTCTTGGGGATTTGGTAGTAGCAGCTGACCTGCAGCTGCATGGGAGTTTCAAACGGCTCCGCGCCACCCATCGCCCTGGCCGCCTCATCTTTGATGGCCGCCTCGTACCCCAGCGTCTTGGCGTCGGTGTACATGCGCACAAAGCCGCCCCTGGTGGACGCGCGAGGCCGGCCCTTGCCCACCGGCTTGCCGGTCACCACAAAGTAGACGCTGGCCGTCATAGCAGCCCACACTGGCGCATGGCGGCCACGAAGTCCTCAATGTCCTGGTCCGGCTCGTCGTGCGAGCTGTTGCGCTCGCCAGTCATAAACAGAGCCTCATCTAGCACGCCGCTCGGAATCGCCACGCCGTCTTTGCTCATATCAAGCAGCTTGTTGGCCTCTTGGATTGTCATTGCTTTACCCCTGACAGGAAACGATCCAGGCGCGGTTGCAGCTGGCCGTACTTGGGCTGCAGCTGGTCTCGCACGCACTGGTCGATGATTGATGACAGGCTGCGGTGCTGGTCCTCTGCTGCGCGCTCAAGTAAAGCGCGCGTGTCTGGGTGCAGCCGCGCAGGTATTTGGATGCGGTTGGGTTTCTTGTTCATGGGTTGGAAGTGTAATCGCTTTGATATCGATACAACCAGTAGGTTGTGAAAAAGATTGAAAGTCTAGGGTAAACACCTATGTTTTGGTACTTGTTGACTGATATCGGTTTCGTGTTACACTACATCCATGTTCAACGCGCAGATGAAGCGCATAAGGAGTTAAACATGACCCCAACAAAATTTATCCCTTGCAAACTGGTTACACCGTTTGGTGATGTTTACACATCCACCCCAGTTATGCGCGTACAAAAAGACGCGCTTGGTAATAACGTGCTGCTGCAGCGTTGGGAATGCGATGGTTGCTCTCCAATGTATATCCGCCCTGGGTACAAGCAAACAGCAAAACAAGCCGCTCAATGGTTAAAAAAATAAGGATAAAACCATGAACTACGTCGCATATTACCGTGTATCAACCGACCGCCAGGGCCAGTCAGGCCTTGGCCTGGAAGCCCAGCGCGCAGCCGTTGAGGCGTTTGCCAAGGGCGAGGTTATCGCCGAGTTTACCGAGGTCGAGTCTGGCCGCAAGAGCGACCGTGCGCAGCTCGCAGCAGCCCTGGCAGCAGCCAAGAAAGCCAAGGCCACCCTGGTCATTGCAAAGCTGGACCGCCTGGCCCGTAACGTTCACTTCGTTAGCGGCCTGCTTGAGTCAGGCGTGCCGTTTGTGTGCGCCGACAGCCCAGAAGCCGACCGGACCTGGTTGCAGATGTCTGCTGTGTTTGCTGAGTGGGAAGCCCGCAAGATCAGCGAGCGCACGAAAGCCGCCCTGGCGGCAGCCAAGGCCCGCGGCGTGCGCCTGGGTAGCCCTACCCCAGCAGCTGGCAGCAAGGCCGGCAATGAGGCCATCCAGCAGCGCGCCCAGGCATTTGCCCAACGCGTGCTGCCCATCATCAACAGCATCAAATCGCAGGGTATGACAAGCCTGCGCGAGATCGCCGCCGAGCTGTCAGCTCGCGGTGTACAAACCGCCCGCGGTGGCAGCCAGTGGCACGCCAGCCAGGTCGGCAACCTGCTCGCAAGAGCTTAACCTTTGGAGATAGAACCATGCGCAAATACGCTCGAACCATGCACGAAGCATTTCCCTATGGCGCCGACTACGGCTCGGCCTTGTATGTCACCAAGCCATCCATCTTTTCGCAGTTTGTGTCCTGGGCAACCTACGGCGCGCTGTTTGTCACGCTGCTTGCGTTGGCCATGGCTTACTTCGACGTCCTAGTGCCATGAGACCCGACGACACAGGCGTGATCAAGACTTGGTTGCGCGCCGGGTGGAAGCGGCCAGACCGGCTCAAGCAGCAGGCCGCAATGTATGAATTGAACAAACCAACTTTAACAAGAGGGCACTCAACCATGACGCAGAACCAACTTATCTTGGACCACCTCAAAGCTGGCCACATCCTCACCCAAATTGACGCGCTCAAAATTGCCGGTTGCTTTAGATTAGCGGCTCGCATCTTTGAGCTGCGCAGCCAGGGCCACAACATTGAAATGGTGCCGGTCCACACAGACACCGGCAAGTACATTGCATCCTACAAACTAAGCTGGAACAAAAAGGGGAAAAAATAATGGCTGGGAAACTAACTGACGACAAAGTAATGAGCGCATCACGGCTGCCAGGCCTGATGGGCCACAGCAAGTACAGCTCGCCCAATGATGAGCTGCAGTTCTCGATCAACGCCATCGACGGCAAAGAGCGCCCAGACATAGGCAACGAACACATGGCCTGGGGCAACACGCTCGAGCCTGTGGTCCTCAAAGAGGCGTGCAAGCGCCTGGGCATCGAGGGAGATTTCGAGATCACCGTGCCATTCACGCACCCCACGCTGCCGCTGCAGTGCAGCCTGGACGGCATCGGGTTTGGCCAAGGCCAGACCATCAAGCATGACCCCAAGGCCGGCATCTATGTGGTCGGCATGGATGAGATCGTCCTGGTGGGCGAGGGCGTGCTCGAGGCCAAGACCACAAAGGTCTCGCCGGAGGACACGCCGCACCTGGCGCGCGGCCCCATCCAGCTGCAAGGCCAGATGATGATCACCGGCAAGAAGTGGGGCGCCGTGTGCGTGTTCTACCAGGGCGCCGAGCTGCGCATCTTTCTGTTCGCTCCGCACCAGCAGACCGTTGAGGCCATCACCAAGGCCGTCATTGAGTTTAACGACAAGCTCAAGGCCTACAAAGAGCAGGCCATCCTGAACTGGTACCCACCAACCAGCAGCAAGGACCTGGACCGCATGCACCCCGTGGCCACCGGCGACCAGGTAGACCTGTCCATGGACATGGCCGACCAGGCAGCGCTTATTGTGGATTGCAAGAACCAGATCAAGACGCTGGAGGCCGAGATAGACCGCGCCGAGCAGGCCATCAAGGCAGGCATGGGCATGGCCACCAAAGCAGTCGGCTGCGGGTTCTCTGTCAGCTGGCCTATGCGCAACTACAAAGCGCAGCCTGAGAAGTTGGTGCCGGCCAAAGAGGCGTACAGTATTCGCCAATCTAACCTCACGATTAAGGCCACCAATGACTGATGGACATGAGATCGATCAAGTGCAGCACGCCTATGAGCTGGCCGTCGAGGCCGTCATGGAGACTACAAACTGCGATGAGCTGGACGCGTCCGCAGCCGTCGAGCGCATTGTCGAGCTGGTTTTTTTGATGATTAAATTTAATGGAGATTTCGATGCAAGTATCAAACACTAACCGCCAGGGCTTCGCGCCCGCTACCCTCACCGAGGCCGTGCAATTCAGCGAGATGCTGGCCAGCAGCTCGATGGTCCCCCGTGCCTATCAAGGCAAACCGCAAGACGTCCTGGTCTGCGTGCAATGGGGCTATGAGATGGGGCTGGCCCCCATGCAGGCCCTGCAAAACATCGCTGTGATCAACGGCAAGCCCAGCGTGTATGGCGACGCAGCGATGGCCCTGGTGCAAGCCAGCCCCGTGTGTGAGGATGTCGAAGAGTACTTCGAGGATGAGGGTACGCCCAACCCTGTGGCCGTGTGCGTGGCCAAGCGCAAGAACCGCAAGCCGGTCATCGCCAAGTTCTCGGTCGAGGACGCCAAGCGCGCTGGCCTGTGGGGCAAGCAGGGTCCCTGGTCAGCGTATCCCAAGCGCATGATGCAGATGCGTGCCCGTGGCTTCGCGCTGCGCGACGCGTTCCCTGATGTACTCAAGGGGATGATCACCGCGGAAGAGGCCCAGGACTACCCGGATGAGGCCAAGCCACGGGCGGCCAAGGACATCACGCCACGCAACCCGCTCGACGCCATCGCCCCACCGCAGGCAATCACCGAGCCGCTGCAGATCGAAGAGGCCCTGGCCGATACGGTGGATAATGTTGTGTCTGAACCTGAACCTGTCGCCCAGGAGACAGCGGTCGTTGCGGACGCACCACAGCCCACAGAGCTGGTGGCCGATGGCTTCGCGCTGCTGTCCAGTTCAGGCGAGTCTATCAGCGTCCACGCTGGATTGGAAGAGTGGCAGGACGCCTATGAGGACATGGCTGACCGCATCGCCAGGGCAGGCAAACGTGAGCCGCGCGAGCGCATGACTATCCTCAAAGAGTTTAAGCAAGCCAACGAAGAGACGCTGGCCAAGGTGGACACGGTCAAGCGCGTGCGCCACACAGCTGCCTACAGCAAGCGCATCAAAGCGCTTGGTGCAGCGCAGGGTTAAGCGACCAGGCCAGGCAGGTAAACGGTTTTGCCGCCCTGCTTGGTCGCAGTCAAAACTTGGCGCTTGTTGTCTGCCGGGTCATAGCTGATGTGAATCCAGCCGCTGTCCGGGGTGCCGTCGTAATACTCTAAGATCAGCTGTCGAAAGGCAAGGCCAGAACCTTCGATCCACCGAGCAAGCTCTAGATTGTCTACGGGGGGCACCTCGATGTCTGCGGCCATACCACGGCAATGGTCAGATGTAGTGCTGCCTCCGATAGCGGCGTTCAGCTCAGGCACCCGAAGCCCAGAGCTGATGCGCACCGACGTCTTAAAGTGGTCACGAATCGGCTGCAGCACACATTCGCACAGAGCCACCAAGTTGGCCAGCTGCTCGTCGTTCGGGGTGTTATCTATACCCTTCCTGGTCGCGGTTTGACTGCGCGTCAATTCCGATAAGCTGAAATTTTGAGTGAGTTTCATTTTGCGGCCTTCCCTTTAATCTTCTCTACAGTGCGCAAGCCTCCCAGGCCAAGCATCCCGAGCAGGATGGGCATCAGCGAAGCCATATCAAATTGAGGCAGCGCGGGTATTGCAACCCCGGCGACCGCAACCGC